GCGGAAGCGCCTTCGCGCTCCTGGATGTCGTTCATCTACATCACTTCCTTTCGCTACGTGCAGCGCAGCAGCGCGCGGCGGAGGCGAAGGTGCCCCCGCTGCGCTCGCGCTACTAGGCCTGGGTGAGTTTCTTGACGGCTCCGGTGTCCATCAGCTTCCCGTCCGTGCGGTGGTAGGCACGGAAGCCGATCTGGCCGTTCTCGCTGTAGAGCTCGTTCAGGCGCTGGAAGAAGACGCCATCGACGTCCCTGATCTTGTAGCGCTTGAAGTCGCCGAACAGGACCGAGACGTTTCCGGTCGTCGCTGCCGGCATGTCCGGGTCGTCGTGGATCGGCTTGCCGAGCAGTGAGTCCGGCTGGCCTGCCTGAAGCCCTGCCTGCCAGATGTACTGCCCGTCGCTGTCCTTGAGCTTGCGGATGAGCTTGAGCGTCGAGTCGTTCGCCAGGAACTGCCCGTTGCGACGGTAGATCTTCCTCAGTGAGTAGAAGAGGTCGATCAACTCGTCGGCGGTGATCGCGGCGGCCCCCGCGGCAGTTACCCCAGCCGAGGCCTGGGTGATGACGCCGGTGGGCTTGCCCGAACCGTCGCCGGCGACATAGCCGGTGTTCTCGAGCACGCCGATCCTCTCGCCGAACTCGTTGCGGATGTAGGCGTCGAGGTCGAATGCGGAGTCCGACATCAACTCCTCCGAGACCTTGATCAGGGTCCCCGCCTTGAACGCTTTCAGAGGGGTCAGGCCAAACGTCTCGTCCGATGCGGTGTAAGACCCGTTCTCAGCGACCCAGGCCGCCGAGCCGTGCCCAGTGACCGTCGGCCAAGGCAGTTCTTCACCGTTCTCCGTCGTGATGACGTCGGCAAGTTCCCGCATCACGCCGAAGTCGCGGAGAGCGACGATCAGATCCTTCTGGAAATTCGACGGCACGAGGTTGAGCCCAGCGCCCGCAGTCGCCTTCGACAGCACGCGGAGCTCGTCCTGCGACATCAGGTTGACGTCGGGGATCGTGATCCATTTGAAGAACGCTTCCCGATACTCGGGCTCGTCCTGCGGTTTCACACCCCGGCGCTGCTCGTTGAACTCGCGGAACGACTCCGGGGCGGTGCGCTCCTCGGCCCCGTCGACCTCACGGGTCTCGGCCTCGGCCGTATCGCTGCGCTGAATTCCGCCGCCCAAGCCGGACTCCTTCTCCACCCGCTCGATGCGGCTGGTGAGCTCGTCGAACTCGCTTTCGCGGCGCTCGTACTCCTGCTTCTCCTCGCCGGTGAGGTCGCGGTCCTCGGACTCTGCAGTCTCGGTGAGGGCCCGCATGCCGTCGAGCGCATCGGCCCGCTTGTGGCGCAACCGCTCGACGTCGGTGATCGGATCAGCGCCGGCGAAGGGAAAGACGAACAGCTTGGCAACGGTAGATCGGCGCATGGCGTCGATCCCGGCCGTCAACCCTGCCTTACGGAAGGCTCGGAAGATGCCGCGCAACCGCCAGGCGCGCCTAGACAACGAGCGCAGGCTGCGTTTTCCGATCCCCTCACGACCCTGACCACTGGCGTCGAGGTAGGCGAGGAGGGTGGGCGGGAAGGTGAAGCGCGCTGCGGCTGCAGGGGCGGCGAACGCGCGCTTGCGCGCCTCCGGTTCCAGCGCAAGCCAAACAGCGAGGAGCGCTACCGCCGCGGCGGCAGCGCCGACGAGAAACGTCAACATGGCTACTCCTTTTTAGGTGTGGTGGTGTCGTCTAGAGGCGAGCTATGCGCTCGCGCAGGCGAAGCCGCGCGCTACGGGCCGGCAGCCCGTCCGACGTCTCCTCCGACTCAACCTCGGCCCGGCTCTCTGATTCATCGGCCTCGCTCGTCTCCGGCTCCTCGCCGTCGGCCCGGGACTCCTGCTCCGATGAATCCGGCTGGGTTGAGTTCTCGAGCAGGGCCTCGACTGCAGCCCGCTCCTCGTCCGTGATCACTTCTCCACGGTCAAGCTTTCGAATGGCCCGGAGTCCCGCTTCAGTCTGCGGGTAGGCCGGGTAGGTGACGATGCTGACGTCGAAGAGGCGCTCGAACTTGTGGATCGTTCGCAGGAGGTTCCCCTCCTCGTCTTCGAACCAGGAGTCCTCTGCGACTCTGAACGCGAAGGACATCTGGTCGACGTCGCCGCGCTCAAGCAGTACCCGGATGTCGTCGCCGTAGCTGACCGGCGCGACGTCGGAATCCACGACCAGGCCGCGGGGCTTCTCCTCGATCGCCAGCGTCCCGGCCGTGCTGCGGCCCAGGACCAGGTCTTCGTTGTGGTTGATCAAGAAGCGGACATCGTCTTCGAGCACCGGCTTGAAGGCGCCCCGCTTGATGATCTCCCGGAAGCCGCCGAGGTCCTCCGAGAGCTGGTCGAAAACGGCCGCGACCCCGGTGAATTCCCAACCGCTGCCGCCGTCCTTCGCCCGGACCTCGATGTCCTGCAGCTGGGCGTTGCGCGGTTTGCCCTCGAGCCGCTCAACGGCTTCGCGGACCTCGTCGCGGATCTCCGGGGAGCTATTCGGTCGGGCCACTTGGTTCCTCCTCGAGGGGGTTGAGGTTCTCCAGCTCGCGGACCTCGGGTTTGGTCATCCAGCCGGTGTCTTTGTCGAGTGCGATCTGGTAGGCCTCGAAGCGCGTTTTCGTGTCAGCGCGCAGCAGACCCTCCAGCAGAAACTCCGGGTAGAAGCGGTCGCCTTGGACGAAGATGCTCGGGTCGCGAAGGACCGCGTTCTCAATCCGGACCAGCCAGCGCCGCAGCGACCAGCGAACGAAATCGATGCCCTCCGACTCGGTATTCGAGTAGGTCATGGAATCGCCGGTCTTGGCACCGAGCATCCCGGGCGGAAGACGAAGAAGAAGGGCCACCTGCAAATTGCCCCACTGGGCCGTTTCGATGAACTGTGCATCTTTCAGCGGCATCCCTACCGCCGACCAGCTCATGCCCTCCTCGAGCACCATGACCTCGCCGGCGTTCTTGGGGCCGCCGTAGATCTGCTTCCACTGTTTGCGAAGTCGGGCTTGCGCGTCCTCGGAGAGCTTCTGGGGGTGTTCGAGCGTTCCGCCAGGATTGGCCGAGTTCGCCCAGAAGCGGCCGGTGAACTCCTCTAGGGCCATCGAGGCGCCGAGCATCTCCCGTGCTTGCTGAATCGGGGAGAGGCCGACTAGGCCGTCCGTTCCGAGACCTCGAATGTGGAGGATGTCCTCTTCGGTATAGCGCTTGTCGAGGTTGCCGTCGAGGATGAAGAAACGGTTCCCAGCCGGATCCTTGCCCACCTGAACGCGGTTCGGGCGCAGGGGCCAGAGCTCGGACACCACGCCGAGGTTGTTTCGGACCTTGGCCAGGAAGCCGTTTCCCCAGAGAAGAAGGTGGGCGGCGATCATCTCCCACAGCTCGTCTGCAGCCATCTCTGGGTTCGGCTGATCGTGGATCAGCCTCCAGGTCCGGTGGCTGGTCGCTTTCTCGCGCCCACCCTCCACTCGCCGGTAGACCATGAGGGGTAGCGAGCCGATGCTTCCGGCGAGAAGAGATACGCCGCTGTAGATCGGTACCAGCTTCATCGAGCCGTCGATCGAGACCGCTTTGCTGCTCGACGTGCGGCCGCCCGTCAGAGCCTCGACGAGCGAGGGGGACGGATTTTCAAGGCTTCGACCCTCCCCGCCCACGAGACGCCCAAGGAGGCTCAACCCGACACCTCAAGGCGGACGGCCGCCGCCGCGATCGCGGCGCCAGCGACGACCAGAGCGGCCGGCAGATAGACGAGCGCCACGCCGACGACGATCAGACCACAGCCAGCCAAGAAGGCGACCAATCTCATACGACTACCGCTCCTCGCTCCTCGTACACGGAGACCTCCTCGCCTTGTGCGGCCCCCCACCGTGCCAGCGTGCAGGCGACGAGGGGGGTGATATCGACAGTTGATTTCTTGCGTGACCACGCCCAGGCTCCGTCGCCCAGCGGCCGGGTCGCCGCGCCCTGAACGGCGCCGTCAAGCTCCTCTTGCCCGAGGTGGCGCATGGTCTTCTGGGGGACCGCGTCGAAGAAGTTCCCGCAGGCCTGCGCGTACTCCGCCGTCGTCGTCTCGGTCACTTCGAACCCGATCTTGTCTTCGATGTCCGGGGTAAGCGAAGCGGCCTGGCTGCGCCCGTCGACCAGCACTTCGGTCACCCCGTGCCGGCGCACCAGCTCACCCAGGCGATCGGCTACCCAACCGGTACCGCGCCGACGGTCGACGAGCTCCACATGCAGCTTGCCGTCACCGCGGGCGCCCGCGCTGGCTATCGAAGATGAAGAGCGGTCCGGGGAGACATCAACGGCAAGCACCGGCGCCTCGGCGATCGTCGATCGTGGATCTCGAATCGCCGCCCACTCGTCGCGGTCGAAGAGCTCATCGGCGACAGCGTCGATGCTCGGCCAGTGGCCGACGCCAACCCTCTCTACGGCGAAGTTCCGGGTGCTCAGGGTCCGGCGTTCGGCTTCGATGAACTCGGGGTCGATCCTGATCCCAAGGCCCGGATTGGCCGCAGCCCAGGCATCTGGATCGTCAAGCAGGTCGCCCGCGTCCTCGGGCAGAAGCTCATCGTGCTCCTTCGACTCGGGACAGTGCCCCCAGCCGAACCATGCGAGTCGCGGGTCTTCGTCCCATAGACCGCGCTGGCGGATCCTCGCGAAGACGACACCATCCGGATGCTCTTCCTGGTTGACCGCCGAGCCCGTGTACCAGATCTGCGGATTGGGCATCGCCGACATGATCGGAAAGAGGGCGCCGTGCGTCGCCTCCTTGATGTACATCGCCTCGTCCAAGTAGAGCGTTTCGCCGGAGAAGCCGCGACCGCCGCCCTTGGTCCGGGTGCGGAACCGGATCCGCCGATTCCCTCGAAGCTCGATCCCCTCTACGCCGTGGGAGTTGGAGACGCTCTTCACTTCACGGTCGAAGTCGGGCGTTTCTTCAATCAGCCGAAGCAGCCGTCGGAACGCCTCAAGGCTCGTATCGAACTGGTGAGCCGAGTGGACCTGCAGCGGCTCCTCAAGCAGGAAGAGACCGGCCAGCTGGCGCGCCTCGAGCGTCCCGCCCTTGCCGTTCTGCCGCGGGACCTCAAGCCCGACCTCAAGTGCGGCCCAAGTCCCATCGGCTCTTTCGCCCAGGGATTCGCAGAGGACGAACTGCTGCCACGGATCGAGACCCAGGCCGGCCAGCTCGCACACCTCCAGCGCGTCCTCCCCGCATGATGAAACGGACGGCGGGACCCAAAGCGACCTAGGCCGCTGCGCGCCGCGCAGCTTTTTTGCGCCGCGCTTTGAGCTCATCGAGCCTCCCCTTCGCTTGCTCCTCTCGCGGCGC